GGGCAAGCGGTGGCCTGACGGCGCCGTCTGCCCGGCCTGTGACGAGGCCAAGCGGATCACCACGCGCAAGGGCGGCTACTACCGCTGCAACGCCTGCAAGACGGACTTCACCGTCCGCACCGCGACCATCTTCGAGCGCAGCCATATCCCGCTGCACAAGTGGCTCTACGCCATGTATCTGCTGGTCACGGCCCGGAAGGGCATTTCCAGCCTTCAACTGGCGAAGCAGATCGGGGTCACGCAGAAGTCCGCGTGGTTCATGCTTCAGCGGCTCCGCGAAGCCTGCGGCAATGACCCTACCGTCCTGCGCGGGTTCGTCGAAATCGACGAGATGTATGTTGGCGGCAAGGAAGCCAACAAGCACAAGGGCAAGAAGCTCAACGCTGGGCGCGGCGCGGTTACTATAGATTGGGGGCAGTCCGTCGCCAACGCTACGCCATGTAAGTTCTTGAAGGGCAGTTATCTGCGTATCGAGAAATTAGCTTAGCAACTCGGCTAGTGTGGCGTCGTCTTCGCTGGGCATTGGTAACGCAGGGAGGACTTCGTACTCCACGTCGATAACGGGTACACGGTTGCGCGCGTGTTCGAGCGCCGACACGATAGCCCGATCCATGGTGATTTCGTGCTTCACTTCGATCTTCTCACCGAAGCGCTTGCTGTCCCGCTTGCCGAGAACCCACTTGATATTGTCGGATATGACCTTGGCCATTTTGGCGTCGGACTGCCCGTGTATCTTGTGGTTATCGATGTTGATAAGCGCGTCGGCCATGGCGTCGTTGCCACGCTGCACGGCTTCTTCGTACATCGTCTGTAGTCCTTTGTCGCGCTTTACATACGCGTCGAACGTCTGCACCGAAATGTTCGCACGGTCGCACGCGTCAGTGAGCGTACGCCCTTGACTGATTTCGTTGAGCGCGTATAGAACAGCCGGATAGAAGTCGTACGACAAAGACATGGTGTACCTCTTTCGACGCGCAGCATAGGGCATTACGGCGTGGCAAGCAAGATCAGCATAGAAACAGAAACACAGCTAGCCGAGTTCATAGCGGGCTTCTATGCCGACCCGTACGGCTTCGTCATGGCGGTGTTTCCGTGGGGATCGAGGTTTGACGCTAACGGCAACAAGATGCGCATCCCCGGCATGGAATACCTGCCGGATGGAGCGCCCAACCCGCTGATCGACAAGACCGGGCCGGAAGACTGGCAGCGCGAAGAACTACAGGCGCTAGGCAAGCATATCCGCGAGAACATGGAACGGCGCGAGCTTGGGCTAGACATGGAAGTCTGGCGCAGCGCCATAGCGTCAGGGCACGGTGTAGGCAAGTCGGCGTTCGTGGCGTGGATCATCTACTTCCTTATGAGTACACGAGTGGACACGCGCGGCGCGGTCACAGCGTCCACGCAGTTCCAGCTTGAAGACAAGACCTGGCCGGAACTTGCGAAGTGGCATAACCTTGCGCTCAACCGGCATTGGTTCACGTGGGCGGGCACGTCGTTCTCGTTTGCAGCGTATCCCGAAGAAAAGCGCAAGAACTACCGCACGACCGCAGCTACCGTGTCCGAGACGAATACCGAAGCGTTCGCCGGTCTGCACAACGAAGGGCGTACAGTCTTCGTGGTATTCGATGAGGCGTCCGGTGTGCTACCGAAGATTTGGGAAGTCGCGGAAGGCGCGTTGACGGACGGCGAAGGTTTCTTCTTTGCGTACGGAAACCCGACAAAACCAGACGGCGAGTTTGCCGACTGCTTCGACAAGCACTCTCACATATACCGCACACGTCACGTTGACAGCCGTAGCGTGTCGCATACGAACAAAGCAGCGCTCGCCGGTATCATCGCCAAGTACGGCGAAGACAGCGACGAGGTAAAGGTTCGTATCAAAGGCCAGTTCCCGACACAGAGCTTCGACGGCTTCTTTGACGTGGCGAGCGTCAGTGAATGTATGCAGCGCGAAGACGTTGTACGCGATGCGAACGCCGCGCTCATAATGGCGGTTGACGTGGCCAACTCCGGCGGCGACGAAATCGTTATCGGCTTCCGGCAAGGATGGGATGCACGCAGCCGACAGCTACAGGCGCGCACCAATCTGCGTCACGGCGAAATGCTCAAGTGGGTAGGCGCTGTGGCTGATGCTAACCAGCCCGACGCCATCGTGATCGAATGCGTGGGTATCGGTATTCCGCTGTGCGACGACCTAGAAGACCTTGGCTACCGGGTACACCGCGCGTATCCCGGTTCGTTGACGAACGACGCGCACTACTATAACAACAGAGCGTTGTGGTATAGCGAGTTCCGCGATTGGGTGTACGAGCCGTTGAGCGCTATGCCGGACGATCCGGTGACGTTTTCGCAGATGACGAAGCTGAAATACTTCCTGCGTAAGAGCGACGGCAAGACGTTGATGGAAAGCAAGCAAGACATGCGTGGGAGGGGCTTGCCTTCTCCCGACCGCTCGGATATGTACATGCTTACGTTTGCGGTCAAAGTGCCACGTCGTAACTTCAACATGGCGGCTAACGCGTCGGCCAGAAGGAAGCGAATGGCGAAGACTGAATACGACCCCTTGAACACTTAGGAGCTTTACCATGGCCGCTTTGTTCTCCAAGCCCAAATACCCCACGGTCAACACGCCTGACCCGCTACCGCCCGCCTCCGTGCGGACGGCGGCAGACACGCAGCAGCTTGCGTCCGATCAGCGTCGGAAGTTCGCAAACCGGGGCGGGCGCAGTTCTACGATGCTGACGGGCGGCGCGGGTACGGGTGGCGGTGTGTCCGCTATCCGCTTCCTTGGCGGCGCAGCAAGGACGTAAGCGAACATGGCGCGGCCCGACCCGAAAGACGCAATCAAGCTATACGAACAGGCGAAGTCAATACGTTCCGTCGAAGAAAACGACTGGCGTATGGCGGCGGCGTACTGTCTGCCATCGCACTATTCGGCATGGCAGACGGATGGTCCGGCCTCGTATCACCAGAACAACGCCGCAGCGCGGCGTGTTCAATACGACACGACAGGCACGCGCAGCTTGCCGAAGTACGTGTCGATCCTCGAACGTATCGCAACACCAGTCGGTCAGCGCTGGCACGGCCTTATGCCGTCTGACGTACGACTGCGCAAGAACCGCCGCGTCAAAGCGTACTTTGATGCGTTGCAGGACTTGCTGTTCAAGATGCGGTACGACCCGAAGGCGTGGTTCCGTACTGCGTCAAGTGAAATGTACACCAGCATGGGCGTGTACGGTAACGGCCCCATGTATATCGGCCAGCGCAAGCAGACGCCGGTATCGAGGCTTCCCGGCTTCCGGTACATCGCTTGCCCCATGCGCGACGTGTTCTTTCTGGTGGACGACGACGGCGAAGTAGTTGCGGTGTTCCGCCGCTTCTGGCTCAACGTGCGTCAGTTCACGCAGAAGTTCCCCGACACGCCGTTTCCGTCGCGGATGCAAAGCGAAGCGGCGAAGCCCGTACCGAACGAACAGCAGTATTTCGAGTTTGTACACTACGTCACCATGCGCGGTTCCGACTACGACCCGCAAGCGCTCGACGCACGCCGTCACCCGATTGTCGGCTCGTATATCTGCGTCAAGAGCCAAGAGTACGTCGGTGACGAAACCGGCTTCCGGTCCATGCCGTATCGCATTCCGCGTACAGCGACGATTGCGGGCAACCCGTATGGTATCAGCCCCGCCGTGTCTGTACTCGCTGCGTTGGGTGGCGCGTCCACGGTCAAGAAGACGTACCTCAAGCAAGGCAACAAAGCTGTTGATCCGGTGCTACTGGCGTACGATGACGGCGTGTTGAACGGCGAAGTGGACTTGCGCCCCGGTGCGGTTAACTACGGCGGCGTGGACAAGCAGGGCCGACCGCTTATCCAGCCACTTGCGACCGGCAACTTCCGCGTGGCCGAAACGCTGCTGGCAGACGAACGGCGCGATATCGAAGACAGCTTCTTTGTGACGCTGTTCCAGATACTCAACGATACACCGGAAATGACAGCAACCGAAGTCATGGAGCGCGTAGCTGAAAAGGCGTCGCTGCTGTCACCGACGATGGGCCGTTTGCAGTCCGAGTTCCTTGGGCCGTGTATAGAGCGCGAAATCGACATGCTGGACGAAATGGGGCTGCTGCCCCAAATGCCGCCAGAACTGATCGAGGCGAAAGGCGAGTACGAGGTAGTGTACACGTCGCCGCTCGCCAAGGGTCAATACGCCGAAGAAGTCAGCGGCTTCATGCGTGCTGTCGAAATGGCGTTGAGCGTGGCCAATGCGACGCAAGACCCGTCGCACCTTGACCACTTCGATTTCGACACGGCCATACCCGAAATCTCGGACTACATGGCTGTACCGGCGCGGTGGACGAATGACCCGAGGCGTATCGAAGCAAAGCGGGAGAACCGCGATGCGCAAGCGAAAGAAGCGGAACTGCTCAAGAATGCGCCCGCACTGGCTAGCGCGGCTCAAACCGCAGCGAGCATGGGACAGCAGAAATGAGCGGTGATACTTTCGTAGACAGCGATCCGTTTGACCCGGAACTCGCCGTACAGGCAGAGAATGCCGAGTATGAACAGAAGACCGACGTAAGCGATGCAGTCGCCGCATTCATGCGGCGGCGGCAGTCTGCGTACAAAGCAGTGTTCGGGGAAGGCACGACGAGCAAGGATGACTTGCAGTTCGTCATGCTCGATCTGGCGCATTTCTGCCGTGCGTATCGACCGACCTTTCACCCGACGAACCAGAAGGTGCAAGACCTTCAAGAAGGACGACGGGAAGTGTACCAGCGCATCATGGATTTTACGCGTCTGTCCCATGATACGTTGATGCTCCTTTACACAGACGCAGAAGCACCAAGAGGAATGAAACGATGAAGTGGAACACTGGCCCGGTATTCAACGCCGAAGGTGGCGGCGGTGGCGGCGGAACTCCCCCGGCACCCGCACCGGCTGGCGGCGAAAGCGGCACACCCGGTGTAACCGCGCCATGGGCGGGCGCGCATGGGGTGTGGAATGTTGGCGAAGGCGGGGCGGCGAAGCCGTGGTGGAACGCTATCACCGAACCCGAAGCGCGTGCGCATCTAGAAGCCAAGCAGTACGCCAACCCCGCAGAACTGGCGTTGGCGAACTACAACCTCACCAAGCTGCAACGTGGTGCCGACGACATTCTGGCGCTGCCCGCCAAGGACGCACCGCCCGAAGCGTGGAACGACGTGTGGAAGAAACTCGGACGGCCCGACACGCCGGACGCGTACGACCTCAAGTTCGGTGAAGGCGTCAAGACCGACGACGGCATGGTCAAGTTCGGCAAAGAACTGTTTCACGAAATGGGGCTGGACCCGACGCGTGCGCAGAAGGCAGCGGACAAGTGGAACGGGTTTGTGGCCGCACAGGAAGCGGCCATGCTCGAACAGGTGCGTACGCAGAACCAACAGGAAATCGACGTGTTGGCGTCCAAGTGGGGCGCAGACCTCGAAAAGAACAAAGCGGCTGGACAGCGCGCGGTACAAGCTCTTAGCTTGTCCAACGAGTTTATCGAGCGCCTTGAAGACCAGATCGGCAGCGCGCCGGTTGTTGAACTGCTCGCCATGATCGGGCGCAAGTCTGACGAAGGCGGGTTTACCGGGGGTGGCGGTCAGATGGACCCGAACAACCCGGCGACGATGACGAAGGAACAGGCGAAGGCGCGCATCACGCAGTTGCAGGGCGACGCCGAGTTCCAGAAAAAGTACACGGACAAGAACCACCCCGGCCACAAGGACGCGTTGCAGCTTATGGAAAGGCTGTTTGCGCGCGCTTGACGGGACAACGATTGTCACGTAAAGACGAGGGGAACCGATCTGTTCGGTTCCCTTTTCTGCCTTGAGGGCCGCTTTGGGCGCACACCCCTCGTTCAAAACTCGAACAGACGGTCACGACCGTAACACAAGGGGTATGCAACATGACCGAAACCATTGCAACTTACAGCGTGCCGGAACATCACGTTAAGATGTACACGGCGAACGTACAGGCCGCGCTCACCAAGCGGGGCGGTCTTCTCATGGCGTACATTTCGTCTGCACCGTACACCGGCGAGAAGGCGCAGGTGGTCAACTTCATCGGCCCCGTCGAGTTCGTTGAACGCGACACGCCGTACGGCGATACCAAGCTGTCCGAAGTCGAACACACGCAGCGCTGGATCAGCGGTACGGAATACGACTGCGCCGTCCTGATCGACCGTATCGACACGCTCAAGATGATCTATGATCCGACCTCGCCGTACGTGGAACGTATGCGCGAAGCTGCGGCGCGCAGAATGGACGAAATCGTCATGGCCAAGTTCTTCGCCGTCGCAAAGACCGGCAAGGATGGCACCACGAACACATCGTTCCCGAACGGCAATATTATCGCTCACGGCGGCACGCGCATGTCCGTGGCCAAGTTGCGTTCGGCGCGCAAGCTGCTCAAGAAGAAGCATGTCGATCTGCGCACCACCAAGCCGCTCATTGCGGTGACGGCGGAACAGACAGACGATCTGCTTGGCGAAGTCGCCGTGGGTTCGAGCGACTACAACGCGGTCAAGCCGCTGGTGGACGGCGAAGTGTCGCAGTTCATGGGCTTCGTGTTCGTGCCGTACGAAGACAACGGCGTGTCCACGAACGGCAAGGGTATCCCGACCGAAAGCGTCGCCGGTCCCGCCGTGATCCGCGATTGCCCGGTGTGGGTGCCGGACGGTATGCACTTCGGTTTGTGGGATAACCTGTCCATCGTGATCGGCCCGCGTCCCGATAAGAACAACATCAAGCAGGCACACGCCACCTTCACGGCTGGCGCGACGCGCATTGAAGAAAACAAGGTGCTTATGTTGCAGTGCGTCGAAAGCGGTACGCCGTCCTAACGGCTACAGCGCGTACGTGGCGGCAATAACGCCGCCACGTACTGACTGCCCGTATATGCTTCCCATGTACGGTAAACCTCGCGAAATGGAGCGAACACAATGTCTCACGCAGACACCAACAAGACGAAGAACGCCGATCAGCTTGTGGAAGGCTATCGGCGTTATCCCGTTGACGACCACGGCAAACTGCGCTTCCAGTATTTCAGCGTTTCGGCGCTGACGGTCGCGCTGGCAGCAAACGACACCATCGGCCTCGTGTGGTTGCCGCCCGGTCGCAAGCGCATCCTGCCTCACCTGTCGCGCATCACCACGTCGGCTTTCGGCGCAGGCCGTACGCTCGATCTTGGGCATGACGGGTACATGGCCCGCCCTTCGGGCGCTGCCGTGGCCGAAGTGGCAGACCCCGACGCACTGATCGACGGCATGGACGTATCGGCAGCGGTCAACGCCGCCGTGTTCTCGACCACGCTCAAGTTCGACATGTACTCGCTGGACGAAGTACTGTTGTACGCGACCGTGCTTGGCGGGACCATGCCTGTCGGGGCCACCATGTCCGGCTTCGTTGCTTACCTGTACGAGTAAGCACAACCAAGAAGGGACGACGCGATGTTTACCAGTGTACAGATCATTAACCTTGGTTTGTCCAAGATCGCGTCGTCTCGCATTTCGCGTATCGATCCGCCCGTGTCGTCACTCGAACGTTTCGTCGCGGAAGGCTACCCGCACTGGAAACGCTCGGAACTCACGAAGCGTCGTTGGGTGTTCGCGACCGAAGACAACTATTTGCTGACACGTACCGAAACAATAGAAGGTGTGGCGCAGCCGTATAAATATCAGCTTCCAGTCGAGTGCTTGCGCCCCATACGCGGGAAGCGCACCGAGTGGAAGCAACGCCGCCGCTTCCTGTACAGCGCGTATGACAATCTGCGCGTGTCGATGGTTATGAACGTGGACGAAGTTGAGTTTGATCCGCTGTTCGCGGAAGTGCTGGCGTCGCGTATCGCGCTCGAAAGCGTTGAATACGTAACACAGTCGAACACCAAAAAGGCAGACGTGGAAGCGCTGTACCGTGCTGCCATCAGCGACGCGGGGCAAGCGAACGCCTTTATCATCGGGCCGGAAGACATTGCGGACGACGACGAGGATTTCCCGTTTGTAACATCGAGGTTCTGACCCATGGCCAAAGCGTCGCCAATGATCCGCTCGTTTAACGCGGGCGAGTTTTCCGAACTACTGGCGGGACGTACGGACCTCGATAGATACCCGGCGTCGTTGCGCAAGCTGGTGAACTACATCGCCGCGCCGCAGGGTCCAGCAATCGCCAGATCGGGTACGGTGTTCGTATCCCCCGTTGCCAACACAAACGAGTTTAGCGCGCTCGTTCCGTTCGTGTTCTCAAACGAGCAAGCGAAACTGCTTGAGTTCGGCAGTGACCGTATCCGCTTCGTGGACGAAGACGGATTGCAGGTGTACGCCCCGGTGACGATAACCGTAACGTCCGGCGCGGGCGCGACAATCGTGTTCACGTCCGCGTCGTTGGGCGCGAACGTTGGCGATCAAGTCGTGTTGGCGGGCTTCCCGAACGAGTACAATCTCAACGGCGAAGTGGCCAAGATCACGGCAAAACTCGGCACGAGTTACACGCTCGACAAGACTTATCCGAACATGACTGTCGTAAACGGGGAAGTCGCGCGCGTGTATCATGTGTCGTGCGTTTACACCGAAGAACAGCGCCGGGTTTTGCGGTTCGTGCAGTCGGTTGACGTGCTGTATCTGCTATCGACTACACGTACGCGCAAGCTGTCGCGCTACGGTGATTATGACTGGCGGCTCGGAAACATGGCGTTTATCGACGGCCCGTACGCGCCGATTAACGAAACGCCTACGTCGCTCACACCGTCCGGCACGGGCAACGCGACGACTGGTGGCACGCCTTTCGGTAGCGGCAACCGCCCTGCGCTGACGGGAGATTATGACACCCCGGCTACTTGGCTTGGTCGGAAGCTGACGTACTCTTTGGACGCCAGTGCGTACAGCTACGCGTTCGACGGGAACGACGACACGTATTGGGCAGGCAACGCCGAACAGTCTGGCGTCATCGGCTACGATGCGGGCACGGCTTTCGTGTGCGACGGCTACTCGATCTTCGTGGCGCTAGACAACCAAGACAGCAGCTATCTTTCCACGGACTACGCGCCAAGCACGTTCGAGTTCCAAGCGTCGAACGACGACAGCAGTTACGTTACGTTGGACCGACAAGAGAACTACGTTCTGTACGATAACAACAAGTCGGTGTTCATAACCATCGATAATAACACAGCGTACAGATACTACAGGCTTGCGGTGTACAAGCTCATGCGCAACGGCCCGATAGAGCCGCGCGTGCGCAGGCTTGTCATGCGCTCACAGACGGCGGCGACGTTCACGCTGACGGCGAGTTCGGCGGTGGGCATAAACAACGACACCGGCTTTCAAACGACCGACGTTGGCCGTCTTGTCCGCATCAAAGGCTCGGATGGCGCGTGGCGCAGCGTCGAGATAACGGCGCGCGCCAGCGTAACGTCAGTCACAGTAAAGCTGCTAGGCGAACCGTTGCCAGACACGCGTGCGATCAAGCAGTGGAGGCTAGGGTACTGGTCTGATACGACCGGGTGGCCGGGAGTGGGCGACTTCTTCGAAGATCGGTTGTGGCTTGCCGGACCCGGAGAATATCCAGACCAGTTCGCAGGTTCCGTTGTCGGGGCGTACGAGACGTTTAGTCAGACCGATACATTTGGCGAGGTACTGGACGACAGCGCCGTGGTGGGCCGACTTAACTCCCGCCGCCTCTCCCGCATCCGGTGGCTGTCGTCGGACGAGCGCGGGCTGGTTATGGGCACCGGCTCGGAAGAATACGCATTGGCTGCGCCAGACAGCGCCGCGATCACGGCTCGAAACCTCAAAGCACGCCCGACGACGAGGCGCGGCAGCGCGAACGTCGAGCCGGTGCGTATCGACAACCAAGTGCTGTATGTCCAACGTTCGGGCCGTACAGTTCGCGAGTTCGCGTACGTGTTCGAGGCAGACGGCTACAAGTCGCCGTCTATGTCGCAGCTTGCCAGCCATCTAGGCGCGATACCGTTTGTCGAAATGGACTATGCAGCGGAACCGCACAGCATTGTGTGGATACGCCGACAAGATGGCTCGTTGGTGGGGTTGACGTATAACCGCGACGAGAACGTGGTGGGCTGGCACCGCCACGACTTGTCGGGCGGTGTTGTCGAGAGCCTGGCCGTTCTGCCGCAAAAGGACCAGTTACAAGACGCGTTGTGGGTAGTCGTGAAGCGTACAGTCAACGGAACCGATAAGCGGTATATCGAACGGCTTACGCGCTTTTGGGACTTCGATACGGAACTCGCTGACGCACACTTTGTCGATAGCGGGCTGCGGTACGTTGGCGATCCGGTGCAAACGGTGTACGGGTTGCAGCACCTTGAAGGCGAAGAAGTGTACGGGCTTGCGGACGCCAGACCGATAGGTCCGTTTACGGTTACGAACGGATCGGTGACAATACCGTTCGAGGCGTCCAACATCGTGCTAGGCTTGGGGTATGACAGCGAAGCGGAAACCTCGTCGCTGGAAAATGGCGCGGCAGACGGCACGGCCATGGGCAAGGTCAAGCGTATCAACAGTCTTGTAGTCGCATTGTGGAACAGCGTGGGCGGCGAAGTAGGCGTGTATAACGAGCAAGCCGGAAAGATCGTGTACGAAGAACTTGAGTACCCCGGAAGGTTTGACCAGATCGAGGATATCGAGTTGTTCACGGGCATGATCGGGCCGTTTATACCAGAAACGGGATACGATATGCGTGGTTCGCTCGCGTTTCGTAGGCCGAAGTCCAGCCCGCTACCGTTCAACATTCTGGCGCTTATGCCGCAACTCAATACACAGGATCGCTAATGTTGGAGTACAGACCGTTCCGCAGTGGACACCTACGCTTCTTGGCACCGCAGTGCGAGCAACGGTATGACCACGCTATCATGCTCAATTCCGAGTATGCGCAGATCGTGGACAACAATTTTGGCCTATCCGCGTGGCATGGCAGCGAGTGCGTAGGGGCGGCGGGGGTGGTCCCGATCTTCTCGTCTCGTGCGGTAGCATGGGCTATCTTGTCCAACGAGGCTGCGCCGTTTATGCTGGAAATCGTACGAAAGGCCAGGCGCACAATTGCCGGTCTTCCGTATCGCCGTATCGAGATAGCGGTGCGTGCCGGCTTCGAAGACGGAAAGCGGTTCGCAGAGCTTATCGGAATGAAGCTCGAAACCCCGGAACCGATGCGCGCGCACGGCGCGAACGGCGACGACGAATACATGTATGCGGTGGTGAAATGACAGGACTTGCGGGACTAGCAGCCGTCGCGTCTGCCGTAAGCGGCGTCATCGGCGCATTGGGGGCGATACAGTCTGCGAACGCGCAAGCCGCCGCAGCGGAATACAACGCCAAGATTTCGGAACGCAACGCAGTTATCGCGGACCAGAACCGCAAGCAGGCGGTTGAAACGTCCGAGATTGCGGCGTCGGATAAGCGTCGGGAAAACCGGCGCGTACTGGCGTCCATGCGCGCGGCGTACGGTACGTCGGGTTTGGACCTCGCGGGTTCGCCGCTCGACGTGTTGGAAGATACAGCCGTCGAGCAAGAACTTGATACACAGCGTGTCAGGTACGAGGGGCGATTGCGAGCGCGTGAAGGCGCTATTCAAATGCTTGGCCTTCACGAAGACGCTACGCTTTCCCTCATGGAAGGCAAGGCGGCGAAAACCGCAGGATACATTGGCGCAGCCGGACACCTTGTTGGTGGTATTGGCACAGCACTCGCGAAGGTGTCATAATGCCACGCATTCCGACAGTCACCAGCGAAATCAACGCATCGTCGCTTCGCAACAGCGGCGTCATGCCGAACACACGCGCTAGCGCCGAAGCCTTCGGGGCCGGTATCGGTCGCGCCATGCAGGACTTCGCGGCGGGCGTTGATCGGCTTGGCGCGGGGCTTGGCGCGCTCGAACAAAAGCGTCGGCAAGAAACCGTGGCCAACTCGGTTGCGCAGTCCGACTTTACACGGCGCGAACTTGAACTGCGCAACGATGTACCCGCGAACGGCGCGGGTTATCAGGAACGCGTGATCGAGGAATACACAGCGTTTGTGGACGAACAGGCCAACGCGATTGACGACGACATTGCGCGGACAGAATATCGTAATCGCATGATGAGCCAGTTGCCCGCTGTGTCGTCGCGTTCGGCACAGTATGAGTTCACATTGCAGGCGACGCATTCGAAAGAGCAAGCGAACGCTTCGCTCATGGCGCTCAACAACAAGATCATGACCGACCCGACGATGTACGAAGCGTACATTCAGCAGGGCTTTGATGTTCTGGATACGCGTACCGATATCAACGCGACGGTGCGCGAAGGCATGAAGCTGCAATGGCGGCAGGACAGCGCGCGTGCCCGTTTCACAGGTATGCTAGAACGCGCCACGTCGGTTGAAGAAATCGACGCTATCGCCGCAGAACTTACCGGCGTCAATAGCGGTGCGCTAGGACCGGACGAACGTGTGGACTGGACGACGCAGTTTGCGCCGAACGATTTTGAACGCATGGTCAACACCATCGGTACGACGCGCAAGGCGTTCGTTACGCAGGCTGATGCCAGCGCGCGCGCCGCGCTCGATACGCTCGAACAGCGCGCAGGCGGTTTGCAGCTTATCCCGCAGGAAGAACTACAGGCTACGCAGCAGCTTGTCGGCCAGTCGCAAAACCCTGTGACCTTGGCCAAGATGGCGCGTATTATGCGCGATCAGGCCATCATACGGGAAAGCCAGGCGTTGACGCCAGCAGAGTTGCGCGGACGTATCAATGCGGCGAACGGCAACCCCGGCGTAGCATATCCCGGCATGACGCCTTCGTTGTCAAATGCGATCAATGACGCCAGCAGCAAGTTCGGCGTGAGCGCGTCTTATCTCGGCGCGAGCATACAGCGCGAGTACGGGCAGTTCTTGACTGGTACGACACCGCAAGGCAATCCGCAGTTCAAGCCGATTGCGATGCACAACGGCGTGGACTTGCGCGGTATCCGTAGCGACGTATTGGACGCGACCGCCGTGGCGGGCGAACTGTTTGGTGCGCCGCTGCGGCTCAACTCCGGCTACCGTTCACAAGAAGATCAAGATCGCATCCGCGCCAAAGGCGACCCGAACCGCGTTACCGTTGCGAAGGAAAGCTACCACACGTCAGGCACGGCTATCGACGTGAGTACCGCAGGCATGCCCGGAGCGGACAAGGCCCGTCTAGTCGGCTCGCTTGTGGACGCCGGTTTTACCGGGATCGGGCAATACGATACGCATATCCACGCCGACTTCCGAAACGCTGTCCCTGCTACGTTCGGCGAGCGCGACGGCAAGGTTTGGGGCGGCTGGACGTACCTTTCGCCGGAAGTCGCCCAAGCGCTTGCGGATCGAGGCTTTGGCGCTGGCCTGTCAGCCGAACAGATCAAGCGTGCGCGCCCCGTACAGACAGCCGACAACATCGATTACGGGCGAGGCACGACGATTATGGGCGCGGACGGACGGCCCGCGTCGAGCGCAATCGGCGTCATGCAGTTTACGAACGGCACGTTCCTCGATATTATGCGCGCACCGGGCGTAGCCGCGCGTATCGGTGTGGACATTACCGACATGTCGGAAGCACAGATACTCGAACTGCGTAAAGACCCGTACGTCGCCACGATGGCGGGGGCCGCGCTGGCGGAACAGAACAAGCGTTCGTTGCAGTCGGTGCTAGGCCGTCCCGTCAACGACGCCGAACTGTACATGGCGCACTTCTTGGGCGCTGGCGGCGCGACCGCGCTTATCTCGGCGTTCCAAGGACAGCCCGAACAATCCGCCGCTGCGTTGCTACCGGAAGCCGCCAAGGACCATCGCTCGCTGTTCTACAAGAACGGGCGCGCGTTGACAGTGCGAGAAGTGTACGGGAATATCTCGACGCAGTTTAGCACCGCACCAACACAGGTTGCGTACGGCGACAACGTGACGCGCCAGAAGGTGCTAGAGAACGCCGAAAAGGCGCTATCGACCGACCCCATGGCCTACGCGCAGACCACGGGCACGTTCGCCATTACGCCGCTTGACGCCGCACAGGGCTTCCAGATGCGCGGGCAAGAAGCTCGCGCAGTTGCAGATTACTACAATATCCCGGTAACGGACATTAAGCCGTTTACCGAAGATGAAGCCAACTCGCTTGTCAAGACGATGAAGGAAGGCAGCGTTGACGACGTGCTTGAAGTGATGACGGCTATTCAGGCCATGGGCGGCGACGCGTCGCGTGCGGCGCTGGCGCAGCTTGACCAGAAGGACAGCGTGTACGCATACGCTGCCGGTTTGCAGTTCGAGCGCGGGCAAGGCGCTGTCGCGTCCGATATCATCCGGGGCCAGAAGCGTATCGAGGAAAACCCGGCGATCAAGGAAGGTATCGGCGCTACCCCGCGCGATCTGTACGACGCGTTCATGCGCTCGACGGGCGGTGCGTTGCTCGACGCCAGCCCGCAACAGGCGCAGGCTATCCAAGACGCGGCGCTCGCGCACTACGTCGAAACCGTCGTTGCTCGTACCGGCAACACGCAGTTCAACCAAGAAGCGTTCGGTAACAGCATCCAAGCGGTACTTGGCGGCGTGCAGGGCGCACCGGCAATCGACAGCGTGAACGGACAGCCTACAGTCTTGCCGCCGGGTATCACGGGGCAGCAGATGGAACAGGCGTTTAGCCGCATGACGGTTGACGACTGGACACGGCTATCCGAACAGCGTATGCCGCCGCGCTACGTGACGGGCGAAGTCATGTCGCCCGAGGACTTGGCCGACGAGGCTATGCTTCGCGCCATCGGTGGCGGCAAATATCGCGTCATGTTGCCGGATGGCTCGTATGCGGTCACTGGACGGATGGGCCAGAACGGGCGTGTGGAAGCATACGTGTTCGTGCCCGATCCGAACGAAATCAAGCGTATCGCTACCCGCCCGGTCCCTATGGACAACCCCGTAACGCAGGGCCAGCCCGTGCCGCGCGATCAGTTGGTAAATGGTGACGGCTGGCTTTCGGTGGAAGAACAGCAGCGGCTTATCCAGAACTACGGGCTGTTGCACCAGTTTGACGAGAACGGGCGCTGGCTTGGACCGGCAGACGGTGGTGCGGCACAATGAGCTTTTTGAGCGAAGCAAATAAAGACGCAGTATCCGTAGCGCCAGAACAAGCAGCGACCGGGCCGCGCGTTGGGTTCCTCGAAAGTTGGGCGGTAGCGTGGGGAGAACAAACCCGCGCCGCTGCCATGTACGGTATCGAGAACCAAATGTGGCAGCGCGACAGCGAGCAAGTGCGCGCCATGCGTGAAGCTGGTATCGAAGACGTTCCGTATCTGTCGCCGGACAGCGTAGGGTTTTGGGCGGACAACATATCCGGTCCCGCTGCGGGCGTCGAGCGCTATCTTGATGTGGCGAAGTATTACACGGATGGTGGCGAACCCGGCTTCGCGACAGAGTTGCAGGAGTACGACAAGCGCATTGGCGAGTTGCGTGAGCAGTACCCAAACCTCAATCTGCAAACGTCGCGCGAAATGTGGGAAGGTGTACAGGCCGAAGCGCAGCGCTACGAACAGATGGCGATAAACAATCGGCGTACGCTAGGCGGTGAAGTCGGTGCGTTCATCGGCGGCTCGCTCGCGTCCATGAACCCGAACACCGATCCTCTCAACTTTATCACGCTCGGCGTCGGCGGTATCGGCAAAACGATTGTCGGGCGTATCGCTACGCAGGGCGCGGCGCAAGGCGTCATTGAAGGCATTAACCAGATCACGGGCGTACAGGAGCAGCGCCGCCTACTTGGCGTCGAGTACGGTTTGGGGGATGCTGTTTCGCGGGTGGCCGGTGCGGCTATCGGTGGTGCGGCTATACAGGGCGTTGGCGAAGTTGTCGGCCTTGGGCTGCGTCGGTGGTTCAAGTCCACACCGAACGACGTAGCATCGCCGCCTACGCCAGAAGTGTTGAACAGGCCAGCGCTGCCGGACACGAGCAGGGTGCCACCGCAGGCTATACCGGCTGACGAAGGGTTGGCGGCGGCGAAGCTGACACGCGCGCCGGAAACGTATATCGACTACTTGCACGAACAGTCGCCGCTATCGACAACGCGTGCGGGGCGCGCGCGTACGGTACTTGACCTTGACTACGCGACGACCCGTTTGGAAGAATGGGGCGGCGAGCGCCCATGGGGGATACCGCCGAAAACAGATACGGCGACTACGATACCGCGCGGCGACTTCGTAGCCATGCCGGACATGACACGGTTTGTCGAGAAGTCGCAGATCGATGATATCGCACGTCGTGTGGACCCCGATACATTCCGCCGCTATGACGAGTTGGCGCAGCGTAAGCAGACATACCGGCGCTGGCTTGACGAACTGTCCGAGACGCGAGACGCCGAAATACAGCAGCGTATCGATGCGGTTGACCAGAAGATATTCGAACTTGCCGCAAAGGCCGACGAGACAGGCGGCAAGCGCGCGGCGAAGCTGCGCAAGGATATCGCGGCGCTTGAGGCAGAGAAGGCACAGATCGTTAGGGAAAGCGCTGCCAAGGAAACGCCCGACATGGCGCGCGTACGCCGCTCGCTCATGCAAGACGATATCAAGATGCGCGATCTTGCGCCGCTCGTGTCGCGGGCTTATGCCCGTGCACAAAAGAAGTGGACGAACACCGCTGCCGACCGGGAAGCGCTCGTGTCCATGATGCGCGAAGGCCGGACGGACTACCGGGCCGATCCGCAGGCGCAGCGCATTGCCGATAGCCTGCCCGAAAGCATTCCGCAGACGTTGGCAGACCGCGCCCCGATCCTGCGTCAAGCTGACAAAGTGTCTGGTAAGGTTGCCCGTGACGCGGACGCTGGCGACGTAGCGCAAGCAATCGTGGCCGAAAACATGAAGGTGCTAGACGAAGCGCTTGACGTGTATCGAGCCAGCCTTGACGGTTTACTGGCGGTAGCTAAAGAAGAAGTAACCGGCTTCAAGACGGCCAAGGGTTCGGCGTACACGGTACGCGGGGGTAAGACCGTGCGCAACAAGGCCGCGCGTAACGACCCCGGCCACGAGGGCGACAGCGGTGTGAAGCCTGAAACTGAAAAGACGATCTATGTCGAAACGAACGCAGCGGTGCTTTCCGCAGCGGGGCTTAACGGTCTTGGGAGTAAGGGTGCGCGAGTAGCCATCAAAGACGGTAAGGCGTCGCTGCTAACTTGGAATGAAAAAGCGGGTAGGTGGGGTGTATCGCCGGAAGGCAAAAACGTGAAGTTGTTTGACGAACCAGCGGTAGGCCGATATCCGCTAGAATTGTGGAAGAAGACAGACGATGTACCGGGTTACGAAGCCTACGCTAAGATGCACGCAGGTAACGAAATCACAGAGATAACTACGTCGGCGGATATAACGTTGACAAATGGTCAGAAACTAAATCTGGACAAGGACAAGTTGTTCGTGCCAAACGAAGACGGCACAGGCGGGCGGGAAGTCACCGTGCGCCAGTTGCTTGAAGAAAACAAAATGGACGAATACGAAATAGAGGCTGTTGGTACATGTTCACTCCGCAAGACTTCGTAACCTGCGTACGCGAAAACCTGCAAAAGCGTGGGTTCAAGAAGGCGCGTATTGACGAGATAACCGGAGCGTTCGAGACGCGCGCCGAAGGCTATCGGCAGCAAGGCATGGACGGCACCACGGCCTCGACGCTTGCCATGCGCGACACATTCGACAACATCACGCGCGAAGTGCAGGAGCGTATCAAGCGCACAGCCAAGATGCTGTCGGTACAGGCAGCGAACAACGAGCGCATTTCGCAGGGCTTGAACGTCACGACCTCGACGTTCCTTATGGACGGCAAACCGGGCAGCAAGGGCACGGCGCTCGCGCGAGCCGCAGTGTCGCTTATCGAGGATGATCCGCGTTTCAGCGGCTTGTCGTACAGCACGCAGCGCGAGCTTACGCGCGGGCAGCTTTACGCCATCTTTGGCGACGTGATCGACAAGGTAGGCAAGGGTGCGTTCGGACGCCAGAAGGGCAAAGCGCACTTGCCGAACGTGATCCGCGAAGTCAAGGGCGAGCGTACCGGCGACATGGTGGCGAAGGAATTTGCTGACGCATGGCTCAAGGTGCAAGACCTTGCCGTCGATCTGTTCAATCAGGCGGGCGGATCGATGCGGAGACTTGACCGATACATTCCGCAGTCGCAGAACGCCGTCAAGATGATGCGAGCCGGGGAAGCCAAGTGGGTTGACCGGCATATGCAAGCTGTCGATTGGAACAATACCCGGTGGCCGGACGGCACGATGATACCCGCCGATCAGCGCCGCGCCGTGTTGCAGCAAGTGTACAATACGCTCGTGTCTGACGGTGCTACCAAGATCGATGCCAAGGCGTTTCGTGGCCGTGGACGCGCAGTCGGCAACGCGCTTGAGAACCATCGCTTCTTGCACTACAAGGACGCGCAGTCGTGGTTGGACATACACGACGAGTTCGGTGACGGCAACGTGTTCGACGTGTTCATTCGGCACATTGACGACATGGCGCACCGTATCGCGCTAATCGAGACATTCGGGCCGAACCCCGAAATGACGAAGATGAACGTCGCGGCCATCGTGCGTAAGCAGGCAGCAGCAGAAGGGCCGAAAGCGCAGGCCGACGCCGAAGCGGTGTTGAAGAACAAGTTCGACCCGATGTTCGCGATGATCATGCGCGACAACCCGATGGACCCGAACAGTCTGTTGGGCAACCTCGTGACCGGAACGTCAAACATACTCACGGCTGCGCAACTCGGATCGGCGTCGTTCTTGGCCATACCGGGCGACTTCATGCAGACTGCCGCTGTACGAGCGCTCAACAACATGGGGCTGTTTGACGGGATCGGGTACTACGTCAAGACAATGGCGTCGGACCCGGCGTTCATGAAGCAGATCAGCACGCAGAGCGGGTTCGTGATGGACGAGGTTGTCATGTCCACGTACGCACAGACACGCTTTACTGGCTTGGCGACGCAGGGGCCGCAGATCAGCCGTCGTATCTCGGAAGCCGTTATGCGCCTGTCCTTGCTGTCGGGGCACACGCGCAGCGCCCGTTGGGCCGTGCAGGCAGAGTTTATGGGGCTTATGAACCGCAGCCGGGGCACGGCCTTTCAAGACCTTCCGTTTAGACAGGTCATGGAGCGGTACGGCATTACTGCTGACGAGTGGGACGCGATGCGCAACAACGTTGGTACATGGACGCCGCGCAAAGACGTATCGTTCATGCGCCCTATCGACATTTTGCAAACGGACATGCCGAACCGTCAATCGCTGTACAACAAGTTCCAAGGCATGATCTTCGAAGAAAGCCGCAAGATGGTGCCGGAAGCTACAATAGAAGGTGCCGTTACGCTCAAGGATACTACACGTCCTGATACACTCGTCGGCGCATTACTGTATTCGTTCGCCATGTACAAGAACTTCCCGGTGTCGTTCGCTATGATATACGGGCGGCTCGGCATGACAGCACGTACAGTCAAGGGGCGGCTGTCGTTCTATGCGGGGCTTGGTGCGGCTATGACTATGGTTGGCGCGCTCGGTACACAGATGCGCGAGATTTCCCGTGGCCGTGACCCCCTACCCATGGACAACGCCGCGTTTATCGGCAAGGCGTTTCTGTCGGGTGGCGCGCTGTCCATCTATGGCGACTTCCTGTTCGCCGGTATCAACGAGTTCGGACGCGGCCCGCAAGATATTGTGGCGGGACCGCTGATCGGTTTCTTGGGCGACACCACGGACCTCGTACTAGGCGACGTGTTTCAGTGGGCCGACACCGTGGGTAGCCTTGGCGACAAAGAGTTCAAGAGCAGCACCGCCGCCAAGGCCGTCGAGTGGGCGAAGCGCTACACGCCGGGAACCTCGTTGTGGTGGGCTAGACTAGCGCTCGAACGTCAGGTATTTGACAGGCTACAGGAAATCGCGGACCCGAACGCCTATCGCAAGCGCCAGAGTAACATGCGCAAGCAGCAACGCGAGAAGGGCAATTCTTACTGGTGGGCACCGGGCAACAGAACGCCGGATCGCGCGCCGCAATTTGGGGGTTAACAACATGGCAGTCGGAACAGAAGTTGTAGCGGTACGGTACGAAGACATTGTGGCGGGCACGCCTATCTCTGTACCGTATCCCCTGTACAACGCGCTCGACATTCTCGTGTATTATGGCGCGGCGTCGTTGCAGGCCGTGTTAAACACGGACTATACCGTCAGCCTTGCTGACGATTTCGACACGTTCACGCTCACGCCCACGGCGTCTTTGCTGACGAAGATCAACGATCTTATCGCAGCGAACCCGGCTGACGAAGTGAACTATATCACCGTGCGTCGCCGTCTGGACTACTTGACGGACAGCACCGCCGCCGCTGTGCGCTACACGCCGTTTACGTCTCGCGAGTTCGAGCGTACGGTGCTGCGCTTCCAGCAAATTCAAGAACAGCTTAACCGCGCGCTCGTGCTGTCCCCAAACTTCGTGGGCGACGAAAGCCTGTTGGAATTGCGGGAGGTTCTACCGAACCACACGCTGCAAACCGACATAACGGGTACACGTATCGTACCCGGTCCTACCGCTGACGAAGTAGCAAACGCGCAATCTTACGCAGAAGCCGCTGCGGCAGATCGTGTGCAGACTGGTCTAGATCGCGTAGCTACTGGCGAAGACCGTGTGCAGACTGGTCTAGATCGCGTAGCTACTGGTCTAGATCGCGTAGCTACTGGTCTAGATCGCGTAGCTACTGGCGAAGACCGTGTGCAGACTGATCTAGATCGCGTAGCTACTGGCGAAGACCGTGTGCAGACTGGTCTAGATCGCGTCGCCGCAGCCGCAGCAGCAGACACAGCAACGCCAGCCGCAGCAACGGCTACAGCGGCAGCGGGTACGGCTACAGCGGCAGCAAGCGCGGCGGCTGCAAGCGCGGCGTCGGTCGCGACTGTCGGCACGCGCACCGCCCTGAAAGCCCTCGATACAACTTCGGTCACGTCTGCCTATCTGATGGAGACCGGACGTGAGGGGCGCTTTGTATGGCGCACGGGGAACTTCGCATCGCGGGTAGCGGCGGATACACAAGAAGGAATATACATCAAGGCTGACGCAATAGCGACCACTTTAGGGGCGTGGGTTCGCTCGCGCGATAATCTTGATATGGTCATGTCGTGGTTCGGGGCGAGGGGCGACGGATTATCCGACAATAAAGCGCCGTACGATGGCGCTGCGGCATTGGCTAAAGTTCTCGGCGGAGCCGTGCTTCTGTTTGGGCTAGGCGTATTCGCTTTCGCGTCGGATACTGCGGACGTGTCCATTGCCGATACTGCGAGTATCACAGTTCAAGGGATGGACGCGGCTCTAACCGCAGTGAGGTTCGGCGGTACTTCAACGCGTGGTTTCAAGTTCACGAGCACGTCAACAACAGATCAGGCGAGGCCAGCATTCGCAGTCAAGAACATAAGGTTTATGCCCGGTGCAGCCAATCAGGGACCGGCTGTAGAATGCTCGTGGGCAGATGCAGACTATTCGTACACGGGGTTTACGGCTGACGGTGTTTTCATAGACCTTGACGGAGGCAACAATTTCGAAACAGGTTTCAAGCTCACTAACGCGAAGCATCTTCATTTTAGCCGCACGACAATGTGGGGCGACCTGACGACCAACGCGTCGTTGAATGCTGTAGAACTAGCCGGAGACTGCATTTCGCCAAGCTTTGACAATGTACTTATGCTCGGGTGGGAATGGGGGCTGTACATCACCGGAACCACGGAAGGCGTATACGGCGACGTTCTCAATATCGTGGCCTGTCGTGGCGGTATACGATGGAGCGGCGGTTCCGGTCTTGAACCGGTAATCTCGCTATCCAAGTCGAATATACACACGTCCCTGTACGGCGTATGGGGCACCAATATCAGTGAGGCGTCCGTTCAAGGCGGCTCGTTCTACTGCTACGGCGCGTTGAACAGCGGTAGCACGTACACCGCTGTTCTGGTTGACGGCGCTAACACTCGGCGTTGGTCGGTCTTTGGCAACTCGTTTTCGAGTGATGGGTTGGGCAGGGCGGGGGACCAAAAACGGGCTATCGTGTTCGACGCTGGGTCAGGCCACCAGACAGGGCAAAACCAGATATTCGGTGCGGACGGAACATACATCATGACGCACGGCGTCGTCGTAAGCGCAGGTGCGTCGGCTAGAGTGTTCGATGATCCGGCAAACATGTCCAACGTCACAAACCCCATATCGGGCGCTGGCACAATCATTGCGCCTTGGCGAGCGTTGCGGGTAGACGGCAACAACAATGTTGCTATGCCGAACGGTACGACGCTTAGAGGTCGCAACGCCGCCAATAGCGCGGATATCGACATGATCGGTGTGACAGCAGGCAACTTCGTGCAGATCGGGCTCGGCTCAAACGGTATAACCTCGGCGCAAACGCTATTCCCGCTCGCGGACAACCTCTACGACCTTGGATTTGCGGGTGCCTTGTGGTGGAAGGACATTTACCTCAAAGGGAACTTGCGCCACGGGGCGAACGCTGTGGTTGGATCGCGCAAGACAGGGTGGGGCGCTCCCACGGGCACTGCGACCCGAACCGCGTTTGCAACCGGCAGCGTCACCACTGCCCAACTTGCCGAGCGTGTCAAAGCCCTGATTGACGACCTAACGGCGCATGGTTTAATCGGTGCTTAGTTGTCCAAGGGAAAAACAACATGAGCGATATCGCGTCTTTCATTGGTGGACACGAAGGTTTCGTGTCCCAATGGTACTTGGACCCGGTAAACGTACCCACTATCGGTTTCGGCTTCACGTGGAAATCCCGCGTGTTCAAAGAGTATTGGCTTGCGAAGTACGGACGCAAGATGCAGCGAGGCGACACGATATCGAAGCAGGACGCGCTTGTTGTACTATCGAAGCTGCTGCGCGAAGAATACTTGCCGCCAGTTACCGAAGCGTTCCCCGACGCTCCCGACCACGTGAAGGCTGCGGGGGGAAGCATGGTGTACAATTGCGGCGCGGGGGCGCTCAAATGGAAATGGGCGCTAGCCATTGCTAAAGGAAAGCTGAAAGAAGGCTGCGCACTGTGGCGCAAAACGGCCACGACTGCGCGCGGGAAGCGGCTTCCCGGACTTGTGCGCAGGCGTCAAGAGGAAGCGGACATTGCGGAATACAACAGGTGGCCGCAGTGGGTTATCAGTGGCGACGTGGCGCAAGGCTCGGTGTCGCCCGAAGCCCGTGTTGGCGAAGACGATATACGCGTGGCGCAGAAGTGGCTAAAAGCGCTTGGCTACTATCAAGGCGAGACAGATGGTATCGTTGGCGGAAAGACAAAAAGCGCCGTCATGCGTTTCCAGAAAGACCATGGCACGCTCAAAGTGGACGGTATATTAGGACCGGCCACGCTATCAGCGTTGCAACGCGCTATCGATCTGAAAGCGAAAGCGGGGAAGACGGTAGCAAGCGGTGGCGGCGCAGCGGCAGGCGGCGCAGTCGAGAAGACGGTTGACGCCGTACCGAGCGATTACGCTTGGCTTGGCGATATCCTCTTGTGGGGCGGTGTAGCAATCGTGATCTGTGGCTTGTGCTATCTGGCCTGGCGGTATAGAGACGAAATCAAAGTCGTTCTGAAAAAGGTTTGACGCCATGCCCAAGCTCGCAGAAAGTCTTATCGCGCATCGCGATCGCAATGGAGGGTAACGGCAATGGCTGATAAGTTGGGGCAGGCACTCATCAAGATCGGCGCTCCGGTTCTGAAGGGAATTCTGGCCGGCGTTGCACCTGGGGCGGTATCCAAGGTCGGCGGTCTGGTGATCGATGGGCTTGCCGATGCGCTCGGCTCTCCGGCCGATCCTGATGCGATTGCCGACAAGATCGACGCCAATCCGGCGGCTGCGGCCGTCGCCGTCGCGCCGCTCGAAGCGGAAATGCTGTCGCTCCAGATCGCGGGGCGTGATCGTCGCCTTTCTGCCGAGGATGCAAAGGGCTGGTTTGCGTGGGCATGGCGGCCGGCGATGTCGTGGCTGATTATCTTTCTTACGGGGTGGGCGCTGATCCTCGTTCCGCTTCTCAACGCGGCGCTGAAGGCGGCGATCGCCGCGCCGACCATGCAGGAAATTACCGCGTTCGCTGGCCTGTGGCTGGTGATATACGGCGGCGGCCATACGGCGAAAAGCATTTGGGGGAAGTGACAATGGACGGGGCGATCACATGGGGAACGCTCGTGCAGGCCGTGATGACCATTCTTGCGATCGCCGGGGCGGGCGGGGGGCTGTGGATGGCGCTTCAACGGCAGATCAACGGGCTGAATGAAAGCCTCGCGGCGCACAAGCTCTACGCAGCCGAAACCTATCTTCGGCAGGGCGCACGCGACGAAATTATTCGCGCGATGTCCGAACAAGAGGGAAAGCTGCTCGAAGCAATCCGCGAAATGCGCGCCGAACAGCACGCGCTGAAAACCTCGATCGATGCGCTGGCGCAAGCCGTTGCCCGGCTCTCCGGCCGGTTGGATGGAAAGACGGCTTCCGCCTGAAGCTGACCGGCCATGATGAATGAAGCCCGGCCTTGCGCCGGGCTTTTCATCGGCTGGAACTGGCTTCTGTCGTTCCTGACGCACCGCTAACACGCGTACGCAGCAATCCGGCTGTGTCGTACATCACGTCGCGCGGGCGCTTCCATGTACGACTGCGTTTGGCCGCTGCGTCTTCCTCGCGCCACCGCGCAATCAATTCCTCGACGCGCGTTTCCAGCTTGTTAGCCGTGAAGCCTTTGGGATCGGCGCGCTCGATCATCACCAGATCGTACAGGATAGCACCGCGCTTCATGCGCCTGTTGTTAAACGCTGCGCGGCATTGCGGTGTATCGAACTCCGCGTTGTACTGGCGGCTGTTGAACTCGTTGCCGCACTCTTTGCACTGGCGCTTGCTCATGGGCTGTCTCCTAGCTCCTGCCGGGGATGCGTTTATACGGATCGATCACACAGTTTAGACGGCTCGTCAAGCAATGTTTAGTACACACTGCATATCGGCTGTCGCACGGCACCAAGATCGCTTCGATCACGGGTATGCCGATGATCTGCAACTTGCTGACGTTGAGTTCGCCATCTTCCTTGTCGCACGCATGGGCGAACAGCACGTCAGGGTGCATACCGAACTTGTCTTTCGTCTCGCTGTACCACATGCACTCCGCCCGGCCAGCGATATGCAGATGCAAGAAGTACATCGGCGGTTCATTACGATAGGACGATAAGGACATTGCTCTTGCTCCCCTCGTTGTCGCGGATGACTTGTAGCCGCTGCCCACGTAGCTCAACTGCCGATCCGAACATGCCTTCCAAACGTTGACGTATCTGCGTATCGGTCTTGTTGGCCCACAACGGTTCGTGCGTCTTGATAGCTGCGACCGCTTGTATCATCGGCATAGACGCGCTGCCGTTGGCCGACAGGATGCTAATCAAAGTTTCGGCCACGCGCAATCGCAAGTTGTTCGCGTTCTTCTCTAGCGGCGAGTAGCGCAGTACGCCCACAACGTCGCCGCTTGGTATCTTGACGCCTTCCTTGTGGAACCACATAGGCTTGTCGCTCGCCAGTACGTATTGCATCTTGGCGTCGTCAAGCCGCACCCATGCGCCACGCTCGCCGTCCTGCATCCCGTATTCTTCGGCGTCTTCCTGCGACGCGTTCAACAAGGTGAAGGCGATACGCACTTTGTAAACGATACCCGATGCACCGCGCGCAATGTCCATGTTGCCCACGCGGTCTTCCTGCCGTGAGCTACCCGCCTTGGTGGTGTGGTGCAGGATCATCGAAGCGACGTTTGCCTGCTTGGCTATGCGCTTCATCACGCGCATGACCGTATTCATTTGCGGGTTATCGCCTTCGTCAACCTCGTGGATATCAACGAGCGGATCGTATACCAGCAGCCCAACATCAGGATCGGACGCGAAGCTGACAAGCTGCTGCACCATGGCCTCGTTGACAATCGCTGTCCGGCCTTGCGAGCCGACGAGCTTCATATCAATCTCGTCAGCGGATAGCAGCATGACGTTTTTCCTCACTTCGTTGTAGTCCACGCCGTACGTCTGGCACACCGCGTATAGACGGCGCGACTGTTCCGCTACGCTATCCTCGCCGTTGTACACGATGCTCTTGCAACGGCAGTGCGTCTTGTACTGGCCGAAGTCTTTGCCTAACGCCAGATGCGCCACTATGGCCAAGCTCACGCTCGACTTGCCCGCGCTACCTGGCGCAATGATTAGCGTCTGTTCGTGCAGCATAAGCAGCTTGTCGATCATCCACGGGCGCGGCGGGATCGAGGAAGGATCGAGCGCGTTGCCCCACGCGGCCCCGGTCTGTTCGAAGACGGTAGGTGGAACCGGCACGGACACGCCAGAGAACAGGACGGAAGGGTCCAGCCTACCAAGATTAGCCGTGCCGTATTGAGCGGCGTTCTCGACCTTCTGTAGCAAGTCGTCTAGTTGCCACGGTGGGCTGCAACGTTCGTTCCAGTAGTCGCGCAACAGCGCAAAGGCCGTCTCGACAGACAGTGCCATTTCGCGCACAAGGCGTGCGGCTGTCACAAAGGTTGTCTCGTCGCCGCGCTGCCCCTCGATAGCGACAGGCGCGGTTTCCAGATAGCGGATGGCGGCGGCAACGCTCGCCTCGCTGTCAATGCTTTCGGTAGCCGTGCCGCGCCGTTCGTACGGAGCGCGCAGCAAGCGCTCGACGGCGAACGGTATCCATTGCGGTTCCATGTCGGTGACGACCTGGTACGCCTTACCGTCGATAGTCGATCCGGGAGCAACGACATATCCATGATGCGATCTGATATCCACGTCCTTAGCGATAGGAGCGTTGGCGCTGTCCGGTCCTTCGAAGTAGCAGTGATACCCGCCTGTCGGCGTCTGTACAACTAGCGTCTCGTACGAGCCGCCAAGCTGCATGTATTGGTTATGTCCGTCCTTGCCCGCCTTAACGTCCACGTCCACGACGACATAGTTCGTGCAGTCCACGCCGATGTTGAAGTCACGTTCTGTCTTTAGGACAGGATCGGTCCACATTGATCGGATGGCGTCGGGGTCTGTCGTCGCTGTCTCGTACCATGCCTCGCCTTCGAAGGCGGGTTCTTTTCCGTTAGGTACGAGAGGGAAGACCGGGAAGCCCCGCGCCGCCCAATCGAGCGCCGCTTGTAGCTTACCCATGGCCTAGTCTTTCTTCTTGGTTGTCAGCCTGTACGTCCGCTTGATGACACCGGGTTCGATCCGGCCACGCTTGAGCTTGGCGTTGATACGCGCGAATAGTGGCCCCATCTTTTGCTGCATGTCCCTGCTTGTTGGCGGGAACAAATCACCCTGTCCGTCACCGTACACGGTATTGTACAGATCGGCAAGCGCAACGTCCGTATTTGGCTTCGCGTCGAGAAGACCGAAGACCTTTTGTTGTAGTTCGGTTAGCTTATTTGACATAGCGTGTATCTTCCCATGCGCCCACTGACACGGGCAATCCGTTGGCCCATGTCGGCAACACTGACATGAGTTCTGCGAAATGTCGTTCGTTCAAGTCCTGTCGCCAGTCGTCCGGCTCGGACAAGATTTCGTCATGCACCGTCAAGATTACGGGGTAGCCCGCTGCCTCGACACGGAACATTGCGTCCACCAGTAAGTCGCACGACGCTGCCTGTACGATGTTCTCGCACTGTAGCCCGCCGTATAGCGACTGCTTTGTCCACTGCTTAGTGACGCTATCGTTACCCCAAAACGTTACCTTGCGCTTTACGCGCGTCTTAGTCTCGCCCGTATTCTTGTCGGTGTACTCAACGAGTTCTTCCACAAGTTCGGGTTCGCTGTAGCATAGCATCCGGCCCGATGGCAAGATACACCAAAGGCAACGTCCGTCCGAGTAGTACGATACGCGCTGACCCGCCGTGTACACAACGTTACCGGGCGCACCTACAGCTCCGATAGCTGCGTCCTGATAATCCCACCACTGCTGCACGACGGCGGCGTTCGCAGCGCGCCAGTTATCCACAAGAATTTTGAGCGCGGTCCACTCGCGTTCGAACAAGCCGTACTTGCTGGTGCGTGGTGCGTAGTACTGCGCGGCGGTGGTATCCCACTGTTCGGCGCTCGTCGCATCGTACACCGGCTTGGACAGATCGAACGGGTTCACACCGTACGTCGCGCCCATCGTCAGGTAGGCACCGACACCGCCTTGATAGCCAAGCGCTAGTTCCTGCACCTTGCCGATCTGGCGTTTCTGGCCCTTGCCTACGCTTTCCACGTCAACGCCAAACGAGCGCGCATACGCCAGCTTGTACAGATCAGGGCCGGTGCCTGTGTCGTACTCGCGGAACGCGTTGAGCTTCCACGCTTCACATGCCAGCCAAGAGTTCACGCGGCCTTCGATGTTCGAGAAGTCGCCGCCGATAAACTTCTTGCCCTTGGCCGCGACGAGCATGGAACGCAGCGCCTTGGACAGAATGCTTAGCGCTTCAAGCGGCCCGTACACTGCGTCGATATGTTCGTATATGTCGCGTGCGTTTAGCGCCCTGTCGTTTAGCAGATCATGCAGAAACGCAATCTTGACTTGCAGTTCCTTGTCGTCAGGATCGACACGCGGGAAGTTCTGCGGCTGTACAAGACGGCCAGCCCAACGTCCGGTTGACGCGCCGTGGAAGTTGAGCAAGCCGCGAATGCGCCCGTCGTACGACACGCATTGCTGCATCGCCCGATACTTCGCCGTGCTTGTCTTCCACGCAGCTTGTCGCAGCTTGATAACGTCGTGCGCCGTGTCGTCCATATGGCACGAGGCGAGGAACACCACGTCGTCAACTTCACCTTTCGCTAGGCTGGTGGCCTCGATACCGCGACCGTTGAGCCATGCGATAATCTCTTTGTCTTTCGAACACTTCGACACTGCGCGGTTCGTAATCTCGCGCATTACCTTGTCGTTCTGTTTCTTCGCGTACTCGACAACTTGCGCGCTACGCTCGACGGCGAACTGATCTATGCACACGCCGCGCTCGTTGATGACCTGATCGAACTCCCACACCTTGCGCCATTCGGGCGACAGTTGCGGTACGGCGGCATCGGCTGCGCCTTCGGTGCGCACGTCCTGTTCGCAGTACGCCATGTTCCGGTCCACGTCTTCGGGATCATCCCACCACGTCACACTGCCGTCTGCGTTGAAGCGGCGGGGTTTCGCCATCTTCATCATGAGGTTGTGGCCCTGCATGTCCTTCTGGAAATTGGACTTGAGCGCGATGCCTAGCTTCTCTAGCGCCTGCGGTAGCGCCACGGACGCGGCGCGCGCCATCGTACAGTCTTGCTGCGATATGTTCATGGGGGGCCAGTGCGGTACGATCCGCCCGACGAGTACCCAATTCCATATGGTCCGCTCAAACGCAGCATTGTGTACGACGACGCGGCCACCTTGACGTACGTGGTCTAGCAGGTACGTCGGGTCTGCGTATCCCGGTCGCCATTGATAGACCGGACTGTAGTTCCCCGCCTCGAACTCGACTTGCCACGCGAAGCCCCACGGCCAAGTGTTTGGACTTTCCGCGTAGCGGTAAACGCCGGACTTCTTCAAGTCCACGTCACTCCTAGTCTCAAAATCTAAATGGATTGCGGGGAAGTCAGAATACATCTGCGTGTTGCTTTCCGAGTGCGATGCGCGACACAGTTCCTTGGTTGATACCAAAGTCTTTCGCTATCTGTGTTTGCGTCGCACCGTCGAGCAACGCTAGTTTTATGTCCATTATCTGCAACACGTTCAACGCGCCTTTACGCGAGCCGTGCCACTTCAAATCCATCACGTTTTGGCTACGTGTACCCCACTCCAGATTGTCAAGTCGGTTGTCGTCCGGTACACCATTGCCGTGTAATGCTTCTTTACCTTCCGGTCTGGGACCGACAAACGCCGCAAGCACTAAGTCCTGTACATCCCGCGTCTCTTTACGTCCTAGTGAAACGGCGACATGGCCGGTGCTGTCCCACTGTTTCGGTTGCAGGTATTGGTTACGAACATAACTGTACACACGTCCTTTATCCGACACGGCGTACCGGCCTTCGTGGTCTGGTATCCATTTCCAGTTTTCCACCGTGTCGGACATTTACGTACGCCTTAGTTCATGAACGACATGTC